TCTCGTTCCAACTATATATATTATTGTCATCAGGTCTAGCAACTGGTGATTCCCAATTACAAGTTTGTTCATTTAATATCCAACTATTATATGGTTTTTTAGGAATAAAGGCATCTCTATCTTCATCGTAAGTATAACCTATTCCTGCATGATTTTTTCTAAATGGAGTTCCTCCATTATCATGTATTCCACCATGAGTATTATAAGATGTTTGTTTCCAAATTGCCCAACCTGTAAGTTTAGTTAAAAAATCTATACCAATATTTTCTTGTTCTACTCCATTACTGTCATGTAATACTTCATTAACAACTGAAAGCACTTCAATAACTTTTCCATTTAATCCTATTTTTGCGAATGATGCCATTATGCTGTGTAACTCCCTGAACCTGTAAATTGTAAAATTGTATTACTTCCTGATGTTGTAACTGTCGGAGAACCAGTTGAAGTTCCTGAATATTTAGTAGTTAGCATACTTAAAATAATAATTCCTTTTCTACCTGCTGTTCCTGCATAAGTACCTCTTGAACCACCACCACCTCCTCCTGTATTAGCAGTTCCTGCTGTACCAGAAGCAGTTCCGCTTCCTGCACCTCCACCACCAGTACCAGCACTTCCTCCTGTTCCAGTACTACCAGAAAAACCAGCACCTCCACCTCCACCTCCTGCTCTTGTAACAGATGAACCAGTAATAGATGATGCAATACCACTACCACCATTACCACCATTAGGAAAAGCAGCATTTCCACCTACAGCATTTGCACCTCCTCCACCCCCACCACAAGTAATATTACCATCTCCAGTTCCACCATTATTTCCTTGACTTGGTGAAGTGCTTGGTGTGTTACCAGTTCCTCCTGCAAAAACATCACCTCCTCCACCTCCTCCTCCTGAACCACCATTAGAACCAACTGTGCTTGTAGCACCACCACTTCCTCCTCCTGCTGAAGTTATTGTTGTTAATCCTGAACCTGAAATACTAGAATTTGAACCATTAGTATTTACAGCACCACCATCACCAACTGTTATAGTTATTGCTGTTCCAACAGTAACTGTTTGAGTTGATGTTCTATATCCACCTGCTCCACCACCACCACTTGCATATTGTGAACCAGATTGTGAATTTCCACCGCCTCCACCTCCAGCTATTACTAAAAAATCTATTGAATAAGTTTGTGTATTTGTAGCAGTTATTTCTTCTGTTGGAATCCAACCTTTTATAGAATCTGCATAAGTTATTGTTATTGATTGACCGTTTGTATTATAAATGGCATTAGCTGTTCCTCCTTGATATTTTAATGAATTAGGATTTAAAGTTAAATTATTAGTTGCAAAAGTTCTATTGTAATCTGTAAATATAAGTTGATCTCCATTAGAAGCAGAAGCGGGTAACGTTACTGTAATAGCATTTGAAGATGTGTTTACAAAGTAACCAACATTAACAGAAGCTGTCATAGTGGATGTTACAATTGTAGAAGTCCAAACAACCCCATCAAAACCAAAACCAGAGGCTGTAGCACCACTAGCCAGTGTAACTGTATCACCAGTTGTGCCTACTGTAAGTGTGTTACCACTATAGGATGCAATTTGATTTACTTTAAGTAAAGGCATTATTTAACTAGCTCCCAGTTTATAAGTTGCTCGTTCCAAGTGTATATCTTACCATCCGTAGGATATGCAATAGGTGCTTCCCATCTACAAGTAGTTTCATTTAATATCCAACTATTAAATTGTTTTGGAGCAATAAATGCATCTCTTTGTTGGTCATATTGGAATCCAATGCCTGCATAATTTTTTCTAATATTATTGTTATATGAAGTTTGTATTACAGGTAAATGATTGTCATTAAATGTCTTTCTTAAAAAATCTATTCCTGCTTGTTCTGTTGTAGCAATATCATTAGATACTACAACTACTTTATCTACTATATTTCCTGTTTTTAAAATTGCAAAGTGTGCCATATTAACCTGTATAACTTCCTGTTGATTTAAATATTAAAATTGTATTACTACCTGAAGTAGTTATACTTGGAGAACCTGTTGTAGTTCCAGAATAATTTGCAGTTGGTACACTTAATATAACTACACCTGATCCACCGTTTTTTCCACCTACAGTACCGCCTGAGCCACCACCCCCACCACCTGTATTAGCTGTACCTGCTGTACCAGCACCAGCACCTCCAGTACCACCGCCTCCTGAACCCCCTGAATTTCCTGGACCAAATCCTGGATAATTTCCACCTCCTCCTCCACCTGAAAAATAAACTGAACTACTTACAACTTGTCCAACAGAATAAGTCGTTGCTTGAGTAGTTGTAATTAAAGAATTTGTAGAACCTACTCCACCAGCTCCAGGAGTTCCAGGATTTCCACCAATAGCATTTCCTCCTACTGCACCTGATCCACCCCCACCACCTCCTTGAGCATAAGCACCAATTCCTCCTGAATTACCTTGACCACTTGTTCCTGATCCTGCAGCATTACCATTATTACCACCTCCTCCACCTGAACCTCCTGATGTAGCATTTACAATATTGTCGCTTCCTAAACCACCACCTATTGCAGATGATAATCCAGTAATTGTAGAATCACTACCTGCAGTTGGGTGAGAACCATTCCAAACACCACCACTACCTCCTGCTCCAATAGTTACTGTATAAATTGTACCTGGTGTAAAAGATGTTGTAGATGAAAGTAAACCACCTGCACCTCCTCCACCACCACCTTGGTTTGCGTCTCCACCCCCTCCTCCACCAGCTACTATTAAATATGAACCACTATAAGGAATAGTAATAGATGATGTTCCTTCATTAGCAGCTGAAGTTATTAACCAACCACTTGTTGAATCTATATAAGTTAAAGTTAAACTTTCATTATTTTTTGAAACTATTGCACTTGATGTTTGTGATTGAATTTTTAATCCGTTTGGGGAAATTGTAAGATTGTTTGTAGCAAAAGTTCCTGCATAATCTACTATTTGAACATAATCTCCAACAGATGGAGAAGCGGGTAAAGTTACTGTGAATGCAGATGATGTTGTATTACAAGGATATAAATTTCCTTTTACTGCTGTGAATCCTGTAGTTTGAACTGATTGTGTTGTAAGGCCAAATCCTGTAGCTGTTCCGTTATTCGTTAAAGTAGCCCCACTTGGTATAGTAATTGTTTGTCCAGAAGCTGCAATAGTTATAGTTGTAGCGTTCGTCTGTGTAATTAAATTAGACGTATTATTATTTTTAATTGAATCTACTTGTAAAATTCCGCCCATATTAAACTACTACTAAACTTCCAGTTATTGTTTGTGTTCCTGTTACACTAACAGGTCCTGCTAATACTCCAGATTGAATTGTTTGATCTTGAGTAATTGTTGTTGCATGTGTATTAACAAATATCTGCGCACTCATAGCTGGGGAAGGTGCCCATGTTGCTGGTAGTGTACAAAATATATCTTTTGAGCCTGCTGAAAAACTTACTAAAGTATTTGCACTTGAACTAGAAATTACTGAATCTCTAGTAAAGGTTGTAGCGTTCGTTAATGTTCCAATACCCACCTCCCACTGATTCGCTAAAGCGATAGTGTAATAGGTTGAATTACCAGTTCCGATGCCAGAAGAAAAACTTTGAAAGCCAGTTTGAGCACCGCTTAATGTAACGGTACCCGTACCGACTGTTGAAGTGGTTTCTTTGACTCTGTCATTAATAACAAACGCCATAAAACCAACCTTTAACTAATTCTTAATATTGCATTCGCTGATGTAAAAGCTGGAAACACAATTGTAAATGTTCCTGCTGTTGCTGTTTTATCTCCACCAAAACTTAAAGCACATACAGCTTTATTAGAAGCTGAAGTGTTATAAATTAAAGCGCCCGCTGCTGTTAGCGTAACTCCTGTGAATGATAAATCTGCAAAGTCAACAATTGCTACACCTGTATCAAGTGAAGTTAATTGTCCTGTTAAAACACCACCTCCAGCTGAATACTGACCAGTTGCTGTTACTTCATTAGTTGAAGTATAAACAGTTGTTGATGCTGATAAGTTAGCTGCTGATGTATAAAGTGATAATTTAAAAGTATTTCCGCCTGTTGCAAAATTGTGTACGCCTTCTAAAATTTGTTGTTTAAAAGAATTACATACTGCTTGTACTATTGCCATATATTTTACTCCTTATAGTTTATGGTGATGGTGAATTAATTTTAATTCTTAGTGAACCATCAAAATACTCGTCTCTACGTCTTCTACCTGTTTGTTCTAACGCAAATCCTTGTAGGGCTCCATTATACTTGTCTTCATATAATTTGTACATATCCATAGGTCCTTTTAAATATGCGAAGGCTTCTACTAAACAAGCGTATAACAATAATTGTGGTGCATTATCACTAATATAAGTAGTAGTATTAGTAGCACTTAAGTTATCAGGTGTATAAACATAGTCTAATGTTACTGCATAAGATGCATCTGGTGTAGGAGCTACTTGGATAGCTGTCTCTCTATACATTGAATAGTATTTAGGAAATCCAGAACTGTTAGCAGCATTATACTCTGTAATAAAAGTATCATCTCTAGGTTGTAAAGATACCATAACATTTGAAGTATTAGTTACAACAACAGATCTGACTATTAAAGCTCTTCTAATAGAAGTTGATCCTTCGTCTGTAGAATCATTTGGTAAATTTAAATATTTATTTCCAGCAGTAAAACCAGATGTTGCATATTCTCTAGAATAATCTGCATCTGTTTCTCTAAAAATTCTATATTCTGAAGTTTTAATAAAAGTATCACAAAGACTATCTGTTAGTACTGATGAATCTACTTCTGTATAACTTCTTATATTTGATAATAATTCTGCGTATGTCATGATATGATTATAGTTACATTACCAACATCAGCATGAGCTGCTCTGTTATAATTAATTATATCTCCACTAATTCCAGGCTGCATACTTCCTTGGTTTGTAGTTAAAAACTGACCACCCCAATAATATAAATCTAATTGAACAGTTTCATCTGTACCTCGTCTAACATCTGCTCTAGCGTTTCTTAATCCTTGAGCATCTGCTTTATGATGTCTTGGATCTAATTGAGGATGTTTAGCTTCATATTCAGTAAAATGAACAAAAGAACCATTCCATTCTGTTCTCATTTCTCTATATGGAAATTGTTGTCCAGATCTATCTGATATTGCTAAAGCTCTTTTACCTGTTGAAAATGGCATTATACACTTCCTCCAAAGTATGTGTATGGAGAAATATAAACAGAAGTTCTTTGAGAATCTTCTTCTAATGCTCTTTGTAATTCATCTTCATATAACATTTTTAATGTTTGAATTCTATCGGGCGCTACTTTTTGTGATAAATAATAAGCAAGTCCTGAAACCATTGCTGGTAAAAATCTATAAGGTACGTTTGCTTGATTATTATATTCTCCAGCGTCTTGTATTCTAGCTATGTAATAATATTTTACATACATATAAGTAATATTAT